CTCAAACGCGCTCATGACGCGCACCCGATCAAGTCGGGGTTATCGATCACAAAGCCGGACCGATCCCGACGCGCGCTACCCTTCGCGGTTAGTCCGACAATGCACCCGGTCCCCTCGGTTGCGTTCAAATAGTCGGAGCGATCCCCGTCGATCACGCGCCGCCCGAGAAACTTAGCAGGCAAGCCGCCGCGAAATACAACCGCAATCGGTAACAGTGTCGCCAATGCTTTTTCATTTTGGCGGCGATACTGGGGCCGCCCGCTGTAACTGAAAATCAGCCGATAGTTATCGGGGGTTTTACAGAGCCGATCCGCCCGCTTTGTATAGTCCAGCATAAAAAGATTCGGATGCGCTTGGGGTATGCCGAGCATTTCCCAACGGACATCGGACAGAACATTTAGCCGTACTACACCCAGCCGCCCCTCGCGCTCGCAAAGCTTTCCGAAATTGGATAGCTCGCGGTGGAGTTGATCAAGAAAAGCCGCGCGATCCTCGCGAAAAAATGCCGCCTTCCGCTGTCGCGCTTCGCGCACGTTATCAAACCGCCCGCGCCCTTGATCGGCCAAACAAGTATCAGCGCACCCCGCCGCCTTAGATGCGGGGCACAATTCCGCGTCAGGATAAAGCGATAGGCCCGCGTAACGAAATGAGCCGAACACGTTCCCCAGCTCCGCCGTTTTTTTCAATTTGGGGTTTGCGCCCCGCGTATCGAGTAGTTGCATATCAGTTTCCCAAAGTGTCGCCGCCAATCGCGGCCCGCTCAGGGTATCGCATACGCTAGGCAAAAAAAAGCCCGCCATTCGGCGGGCTACTGGGGCGGGGTTTCCTACGCTGTCGCGGCATCCGGCCCGAGGCGGCTGTCCAATTCGCGGATGCGGTCCGCCTGCTGGCGGGTAGTGTCAAGGTATCGATCCGCGCACTGGCGGACGTTATCCAAACGGCTCACAAATTCGCGAGCGATGCGGTACGCCAAATCGCTCAGTTGCGTGTCGGTTGCATGGCCTGCCGGAATCCAATCGGCAATGGCATCAAAATCCAATTCCGGTGATTCCCATCCCGAGCTTACCGCCTCATGAATCACATCATCTAACGTGATGCCGCTGTTACTCATGATTTCGACAATGTCATATGCGCGGTCGCAATAAACGGATCCGCTATCCAATTCGACATCTTCAATTGTGACTGTAGTTCCCATAACAAATTCTCCCAAAGTTAGCCGCGACATTGCGGCAGTCGGACTATCGCATACCTTGCGGACAAAAAAAAGCCCCGCCGAAGCGAGGCTTGATTTCAATTGGATTTTTCCGCTTTCCACACTGCAAACTGTTTACCGTCTGGGAGCCTGCGTTGCACCCCGCGAAAACCCGCTCGATGCAAAGCCGCACACAAACTTTTCGCTTGATTTACTGTGACGCCATACACGCACCCGCCTACGGGCATTGAATCAATTACCCGACCTAACCCCGAAGTAATGTTTATTCTAGGTATGGGGACATCGGTTCGGATTTTACTTATAAGTATTTCTGGATCATTAATACTGCATTTTCTAGCCATTTAATTTCTCCCAAAGTTTCGCCGCAACATTACAGCAGTCGGACTATCGCATAGCTTTCGGGCAAAAAAAAGCCCCGCCGGAGCGGGGCACACTTTGGGGAGTGTAAGTCAGTTTTCTATCTCAAAAATGTTGAAGTGAACGCCGTAGCTGTTAGGGGCATCCTGATCCTCATCCCAGATAAAATCCTCGGTAGCGATTTGGCGAGCTTCCTCGGGGCTATCTGCATCAAAATAGAAAACATTGGTCTGCACTACTTCCACGCGATAGGCAGGCACGTTAGGCCGCCATCGCCACGCGTTGCCAATCGGAACGGGGCAGATCCAGAACGCGCCCGCCCAGTTTCTGCCAATCGTCCACGCTATCCGCGTCCGCTTGATGCGCTACCGCCGTGACCGCGTTAATCATGGTAGCGCGGGTTACTGGCTGACCGGCATAGCCCGCCTGCCCGATAGTGGCGAGCAAGCCGTCCATTAGGCTGGCAGTATCCTTTTTAGTTAACGCCAGCACTTTGCCCATGGCTTCTACTGCTGACTGCGGCGAACCTTCGACTTTGTCTTGATGCGCTGTTTTCATTTTTTCCAGCACTTCATCGAATGATTCGCGGCTAGCGTAGGCCTTAGTCACATCCCGCATTTGAAGCGCCAGCGCGTGATTGTCCGCATCCTTCGCTTCATCTGTCAGCAGGCCCCACGTATCAGCATCGCCACGCGCGCCGGTGATGTGCGACTTGCGATGGCGCTTTTCGGTCTGCATCCCGTTAAGGCAGGCCAGCGTCCAGAACATTTGATAAACGTTCACGCTACCGCAACCGACTTCGCTGTTACTCATGCCAATTCCCAGCGCCATGATGTCGCCAACCGCCGCGCCCTCGCCGGTGATGACCGCTGATTTCAAGCGAAGGTATAGGCGCTTATCAGTCACCGTCCCGTTCACCACTTGCCATTGGGCATCGCTATCCATCAGTTCCGGCAACGCCGACTGCAACAAATGAACATTGTCGAAGGTCTTAAACTTATCGCTCAGAAAGCCCCTCGCCTCCCCAAGATTGGCATGGGTCGCGTGTTGAAACGTGCGGATCATTCGCACCGCCGGTTCTTTCTGCCAGATAGCATTGATCAGTCCATCGAATTCGGTGGAGTAATCCTGCTGAAGGCGGCGGGCAGTCCGGACATCGATACCGGCCCGCTGGCTGATCTGATCAAACGCCACATCATTAGCGGTCAGGATCTGAGTGGGCATCCCGCCTGATTGCTCCAAAACAATCTGGCTGACCTTGCTACCGTCACCCCGATCACCGGTCATAAGTTGAAGCTGGTTAGTCGGTGCCAGAAAGTCCTGCGATCTGGCGGCTTGGTCCTGCACCTGTTGAAGCAAGCGGGTCAGGGTGTGGTCTGAATTTTCAATCGAATGTTGCATGGTATATCTCCCAAAGTATGCGGCAGGATTGCCGCACCCGAACTATCGCATACACCGCCCCGCCCTGCAATGCTCTTTTTAAAATTTCTTTGGGCACAAAAAAGCCGCCCGAAGGCGGCTTGGCGTAGGTGCTAGCGCCTACGGATCACGGGCGAGCAGGGACACAATCCGATCCCCCTCGTCAGTGATAGGGGCAGGCCTTCCAACGTAATCGTCGTAAAGCCAAACGAAATGGCCTCGCGGATCAAGGCCTTTGTCACAGCACTGATCTACCCAGCCCTGCGGCAGGGCATGGTCATAAGTGAGGCCGGAGTATCTAGCCTCGGCGGCTTCGCCTACTGTCTGCATTTGTGTTTTCCTCTTTTCAAAAAAACCGTGGTAAGGATCGGGCATCGGATATCTGAAATACGGCTGTGGTTTTTCTTCAAAGTCCGGTGTCCGCATTCGTTTTTCAAGCCATCCGATCAGCAAAAACACTTAGTCGAAGCTCCCCCTTAACCGGTGCGTTGTCCGCAAACGATTCAATGTTGTTCAGAATCTCGCAGACCTCTTCCACATCCCAAATGGTTTTCGATTCGACAAAGGGCACACCGTCCGCTTCTTTGTCCCATTCATTGTTTGCAAACTCCTTTGCAGAGGCATGGTCAGGAAACCACCTGCACCGCTCGCCACACACCACGGTCCACACCGGTAATCTTAGTTCTCTCATGACAAAGCCTCCTGACCTGAAGCGGGAAAATAGTCGCAATACTCCTGTACCAGATCAGTAAAACCCTGCCTGCGCCAATGTATCTTCAGGCTTTCTAAATGGGCGGGTTGATCATTCTGCTCTTCATGCTCGACGAGTTCTTCTATCAACCGTGAAGTAGTCACCCGTTTCACCGTTTCAATGGCTTCCCAAATGTCTTGGTAGATCTCTGATTCTTTATCGAAAAAAGCATCCGCAGAAAAAGCCATCTCTTTCGCCAGAATCGCCAATGCGTATTCAAGTCTCATGGCCGCGCCTCCACCATCTTCTTCAGGGCTTCCGCCGCTTGTGCAACATCCGCAACATAATTTTCCACAAAGGCTTCTGCCTCTTGCCATTCGGATTCGTTCAAATCGCTCAAGGCTTTGTAATGGGGAGTCGGTGTGCCTGACGTACAAGACACCCAATTTTCAAGGCCGCAACCCATCCAATACTCCAAGTCCCCGTGATAAGCCTCTAGCATGGAAATCACACGTTTTAATACTTCCGTTTGCATCGTTCGTTCTCCGTTAATCAGGGCACATGCCCACCACCATAGTATGGGATAACTCACATAGTGGCAATAGCGTGAAGAACACTCCGGTACGAAACAGGGTGGCTGAAATGTTTGGTGGGTGTGGCGCGCAGTCCGTCCATCTTCAGATCAACCGCACGGTCGCCACGGTACAGGAAGATCTCGCTCCCCGTGGCAGTACAAAGCTTCACCGCAATCCAGCAACTGCCCCGCGCGTGTTTGGTAGCAAACGCCACCTGATGCGGCGTGATGTCCACCGACATATTCTGCGTGGTCTTCAATTCCACCATATGCCAAGCGCCCCTACCGTCCATGATCAGGACATCCGGCACACCCAACGTGGCCCTAGACTCCAACCGCGTGGCAGACCAATCAGGACAGTTGTCCCGAATCGCCTTCTTCAACGATTGCCAAAAGCTGGCTTCACGCTGTTTCTTCGGCTTCGCCTTCGTTTCCAATATGTCCATCGATCACATCCTCGGCTAACCGCTCACGCGCCCGCTTTCTGTTTCCACCGTCCTCGGCTCCCGCATCATGTGTCAACGGGGCGTATGTCTGCTTGAGTTCGTTCAAGGCCTTCATGACCTCTTCCTTGCTCATTTGATCAATAGTGCCGTGACGTATCTCCGTTTTATTCACGTAGATGTCTCCCTGTGCCTGACCACGGCGATATTCCGCCTGCACTGCGGCACTGTACGCACCATTCTCTAACGCCGCGTCACGGATGATCTGGAGATCCCTGAGATGCCTCTGGTATTCCACGCCATACTTTTCGTCAAGCTCTTGCCTGTATTCACGGATCGCGCGGCAGACATGAGGGTGGATTCGGGGATTGGTGAGTTCAGAGGCCCTGACATGGGCAGACCGTTCAGGATAGCCCGCGTTGATCGCGGCCTCCCGCATTGTGATCTGTCCATCTTTTGACACGAGTTCGCGGACAAAAAGCTCCTGCCTTCTGGTCAAACGCTTTTGTGCCAATGGCGGACGGTTGGTTTGCTGTCGTTTTGCTTCAGGAAGTGCCACTGCCTTGGTGTCCAGTACCTTGGCGTATCGCTTGGCTTTCTTTGTCACAGGAGTACCTCGGTATGTGAGTAAGTCCGGATAACCATACCTTAATTTGGCTCCCTATATATATATTTTCCAGAAAAATAAAAATATTTTTTTTTGAATCTCAAACGCCTTAATGCAAATAGCTTGATTAACGAGCTTGAACATAAGTGGTGTATACCCACGTTACCCACGTGTTACTACAAAACCCAGTGTTTATGCGGCTTTCGGGGCAAGGTAACGCGGTAACGCCGGTAACGGCTATTTAGAATTTATTTTTTATTTTTTTATTTCTCTGGGAAAACACTATATAGATAGCGAAATTAAGACCCGTGGTCCGTGATACGTGGCCC